GAAGTGAACGAAAAGCGGATACCCAACACCGATCTGGTGTTCAGGATCATGACATGGGAACACATACCACGTGCACCCAAGAAACAGCCCAAGGCCGCCGCCAAGAAGAAACGGATCGAGGACATCCTGGGCTTCGAAGAGCTGCCGCCCGAAGATCCCCTGGCGGACGTGATAGAAGATCCTGTACTGGATCCCACCCATGTGAGGGTGAACTTTCCCCCGTTCTGGCACTATCGTATCACCGATCACCGGATCCCTTATGTGGTGGGCAAGAGCCACTGGCAGGGTGACGTGGACACAGGCGCGTACTCGCGCGAGCACGGTGCCATGACCCGCAAGCTGGCCCAGATGTTCATGAAACTGTGCGAGCGATATGCCACGCGATCAAACTGGCGTGGATATTGCGTGGATCACGGCACACAGGCCCTGACAAATCGAGGATGGCTGGGCATCGATGAGATAACTGAATCTGATCTCATACTTTCCTATGACGGCAAAAATCTACGATGGTCCAAGATTTTTTCAATTTTCCGTGACCGATTCAATGGACTGATGCACAAACTAGACGTCAAGGGCATGGATGCCCTGATAACCCCTGGACATAGATTGGTCACAGATCAAGGACTGGTCAAAGTCGAACATCTATTGCATACCGACAAAGTGATATTGATGGGCGATCCGGTGTTGTCCGACTCCACCCGATATCCGGATGCATTCGTAGAACTGATCGGTTGGATCGTTACCGAAGGCAATTATCAATCACAAAAAAAGTCTGTGACCATCTACCAAAACGAAGGGGATCACGCTGTTCGTATACGTCGGTGTCTGTCAGATCTAGCATACCAATTCAGCGAAAGGACCGATCACAAGAACAATGTCAGATTCCTGCTGGATCGAAAAAGCTCTATAGAGATCATGGGAAAATTCCCTGGAAAAAATCTTACCATGGAATTTATCATGAACATATCAACCCGACAGAGAGATCTGCTGATCAACACCATGATCGACGGTGATGGATGGCGACGGAAGAATAATCTGAGCTATGTGCAAAAAAATCCAGCCGGTGTAGACATGTTCCAGGCCTTGTGCACCATCGCTGGAAAGAAAACTAACGCCCATTTTAGAGCAGATAAAATATCCTACGGCAAGCCAGTACAATACTACGAAATCAATGTGTTTTCCCGCAATCACACCCGTGGAACCTGCATAGATTTCCACGGAGGCAGGCAAGACAACCGAGATGCTGTGGGCCGAGGTAAACAATTCCATCCCAACCAACCCACTGAACATTACCAAGGGATGGTATGGTGCCCGGAAACTGAATATGGTTGCTTTGTTGCCCGGAGAAACGGCAAAGTATATCTCACAGGCAACACCTACAACGAAGAGATGCGGGGGCAGGCCCTGTTACAATTGAGCCAGATCGGACTCCAGTTCGATGAGTCAAAGAGTTCCAATCCCTTCGCCTACTACACAGCGGCCATCACCAACAGTTTCACGCGGGTGCTCAACATCGAGAAGAAGATGCAGAACATCCGGGACGACATCCTGGAGATGAACGGACTGAATCCTTCATGGACGCGCCAATACTCAAACTCGGCGCAGCCCAGCCAGATAGCTGCACCAGTGGATGATCAATAATAGCCGCATACTTTCGGCAGGTTGCAGCCTCACCGCTGATTGTGGATTTACGCAATCAGGCTTACCTTATGCTATTTGGCCGCAGTTGGTCGCGGAGCATTATCAGTGCACCCTAGATAATGTTGCCATAGGCGGCTGTAGCAATCGAGAAATTTTTTCGCGCGCAGTCGATAAACTCTGCACCGATCATTACGACTGCGTGATTATATGTTGGACTTCGCTCAGTAGATACTGGATTTACTTTAGTCAAAACAACGTGGACGATTTCACCTGTATAGTACCAAGCGGCAATTTTGGCCACAGATTTGATGAGTACAGTGTGGACATGATGAGACGCTTGATCTACAGTGAGTTCAATAACCTTTATGTGCTTTTCAAACATTGGTTACAGGACATCATATGCCTCCAAAACATGTTAGAACATCAGCAGCAACCCTACGTTTTCGTTAAAGGGTTTGAAAATATCATACGCGACATCCATCAAGTGACATATGATCCAAATGAGGGGTTCAGTCGTATGACCGATCAGGTGAAGCAGATGCTAGATTTTGAAAACCGACCAGATGATTATATTTTAGTCAAGATCCAGGATCTGCAACGATTACTAAAATGCGTGAAACACCAAAATTGGGTAAACATGTTTGACAGCAGCGTGCTCGAGTCTGGGGTGGACCGAGCAGACGATGGTCACCACCCGGGCAAGCAGTCCAATCAGCTCCTTGCCAGCAGGTTGATTTCCCATTGTAACTATCGTAAAATATTCTAAATGTCCAATCTATTCCGCAAGGCCATCGTGTTTACTGACATACACTTTGGCTTGAAAAGCAACAGCCTGTTGCACAACCAAGACTGCGCCACGTTTGTGGACTGGATCATAGACACTGGCAAGAAACACGGTTGCGAGACCGGTATGTTTCTCGGAGATTGGCATCACCATCGTGCAAGCATCAATCTGCAGACCCTGGACTTCAGCCTGCAGGCCTTGGAAAAACTCAGCCGGGCGTTTGATAGATTCTACTTCATACCGGGCAATCACGATCTCTACTACCGAGATCGGCGTGACATCCACGGAGCGGCTTGGGCGCGACACATTCCCAACATCATCATCTGCAACGACTGGTTAGAAGAAGGCGATGTTGTGATAGCGCCGTGGCTGGTGGGAGATGATCACAAACGCATACAGAAAATGAGCGCCCACTACATGTTTGGCCACTTCGAGCTGCCGCACTTCAAGATGAACGCCATGGTAGAGATGCCGGACCATGGTGAGATCGGTATGGATCACTTTGGGGGTTTTGAGCGCGTGTTCTCGGGACACTTCCATCTTCGCCAGGAGAAACGGAACGTGACCTACATCGGCAATGCGTTCCCCCACAACTTCGCCGATGCCGGCGACGCCAACCGTGGCGCCATGGTCCTGGAGTGGGGTGGCGAACCCGAGTATCATGCCTGGCCCGATCAGCCTCTCTACAATGCTTGGGACCTGTCGCACGTGATCGATCATGCTGCCGAGATCTTGCGACCAAACATGCATGTCCGGGTGCAGCTGGACATCGAGATCTCGTACGAAGAAGCCAACTACATCAAGGAAACATTCATAACCAAACACGGTCTACGGGAGATGGCGCTCATGCCCAACAAACGCGCAGCCTTGGAAGAAGACATGGCACCAGGCGATGTCAAGTTTGAATCAGTAGATCAGATCGTGACTGATCAGATCACCAAGATCGAGAGCGAATTTTACGATCCTCGACTGCTGTTACAGATCTATCAGGCCTTATGATACAGATCCGAGATCTAACCGTACGCAACTTCATGAGCGTGGGCAATGCCACGCAGGCCATAAACTTTGATCGCCGCGATCTCACCCTGGTACTAGGAGAAAACCTCGACCTCGGTGGTGATGGCAGCAGGAATGGCACGGGCAAGACCACCATCATCAATGCCCTCTCATATGCCCTCTACGGCCAGGCTCTGACCAACATCCGGCGGGACAATCTCATCAACAAGACCAACGGCAAGGCCATGCTGGTCAGCCTGGACTTCCACGTGAATGGTCGAGACTATCGCGTGGAGCGCGGTAGGAAACCTAACACGCTCAAGTTCTACGTCAACAACGAAGAACAGAGCGCAGAAGATGACAGCCAAGGCGACAGCCGCGAAACGCAGGAAGCTATAGAAACGGTCCTGGGCATGACCCACGACATGTTCCGGCACGTGCTGGCTCTCAACACTTACACCGAACCGTTCCTGGCGCTCAAGGCCAATGACCAACGTGTGATCATCGAGCAGCTTCTGGGCATCACGCTACTAAGCGAGCGCGCGGAACGCATCAAAGAGATCAACAGGGAGACCAAAGATGCCATCACGCAGGAAGAGCTGCAGATCCGGGCCATCCAAGAAGCCAACCGGCGCATAGAAGAACAGATTGAGAGCCTGAAGAAACGCCAGACTCTTTGGTTGGCAAAACAGCGAGAAGATTGCGCACGTTTCGAACAGGCCATCGCCGCGCTGGAACATATCGATATCGAGGCTGAAGTACAGGCCCACAGAGATCTCGAACAGTTCCATCGCAGGAAGAACGATATAGATTCCTGCGGCCGTAATATCAAGCTAGCACAGACTGATATCGCCAAGCTCACTCGAGATATCAGCAAGGTGGAACATGATCTTGCTGCCCTAGCTGATCACAAATGTCATGCTTGCGGACAGATCGTGCACGATGACAAACACCAAGAGATCAGACAAGACAAAGAAAACACGCTGGACCGCATCCGGACCGAGCTGACCGAAACACAATCAGAACTGACCGAACACCAAAACGAACTGGAAGATCTCGGCGAGCTAGGCGCGGCCCCACGCGTGTTCTATGACACCATGGAGCAGGCGCTCAATCACAAAAACAGCCTGGATGCGCTGAGGAAAGATCTCGCTGCCCGGCAGGTCGAGATTGACCCCTACAGCGAACAGATCACGGACATGCAACGTCAAGCCCTGCAGACCGTGACTTACGATTGTCTCAACGAGCTCACGCGCCTGCAGGAACACCAGGACTTCCTGCTCAAGCTCTTGACCAACAAAGACAGTTTCATACGCAAGAAGATCATCGAACAGAATCTCAGCTACCTCAACCAGCGGCTGACCTGGTATCTAGATCGGATAGGATTGCCACACAGCGTGATATTCCAGAACGATCTCTCGGTAGAGATACAGGAACTGGGTCGGGATCTTGATTTCGACAATCTGTCTCGCGGCGAGCGCAATCGCTTGATCCTGAGCATGAGCTGGGCCTTCCGAGATGTATGGGAAAGCCTGTATCATCCCATCAATGTGCTGTTCATCGACGAGCTGGTAGATTCCGGCATGGACACGCAAGGCGTAGAGAACAGCCTAGCGCTATTGAAGAAGATGAGCCGGGAACGCCACAAGTCAATCTGGTTGGTCAGCCACAGAGACGAGCTGGCCGGTCGCGTGGAAAATATCTTGCGTGTGGTCAAGGAAAATGGATTTACCAGTTATAACACGGATGTAGACATTGTTTGATTACGATCTCATAAACGAATATCAACTGGAAATAACCACATATTGCAATGCTGCTTGTCCACAATGCCCCAGGAACGACAACGGAAAAGGCATCAACAAGCGCATGCCTTTGTGCCATCTCGACCGTTTTGTCATAGATCAAGCATTTGACCCTGCCATGTGTAAACGGTTACGGCAGATATTTTTCTGCGGCAGTTATGGTGATCCTATCATGCATCCAGATTTTCTTGGAATTTTAGAAGATTTCAGGCGGAAAAATCCCACATTGTGGTTGTATTTTCATACCAACGGCGGAATACACGATACAGATTATTGGGCCGAAATCGCTAAAATCATGGCTGGCTACGGACAGATAGATTTTGGTATAGACGGCTTAGGGGATACTTTACATCTCTATCGACGGAATGTGAAATTTGATAAAGTGATTTCAAATGCTAGCGCATTCATCCGAACCGGCGGCCGCGCCCAATGGAACTTTATTGTTTTCCGACACAACGAACATCAAGTGGAGGAAGCAAGGCAACTTGCCAAAGATCTTGGGTTTTTCAACTTATTGGTACGCAAAACCGGAAGATTTTTCAACCATAGGACCGTAGAAGAAATGTCTTCTTGGCCGGTCTCTGATCAATACTCCTTAGAACCTCCGCAAAAGATCGAATATAGAAACCAGACTATGATCGCATTGCCCGATATCAAACGACGATACAAAGACATGAAATCTTATTTTAACGCTACAGAGATACGTTGCGATGCTTTGATTGGCCCCAAGGTTGCCGTCAACGCAGAGGGGTTGGTTTTGCCATGTAATTTTTTCAACCACAATCTTTATGATGGTAGATTTTATGAACCGGGCGTCTTGCCCGAATCCAACACGTTAAGCACAGTCGACGGCAAGAATCAAGTGAGAACATTTTTAGAAAAATATGGTCTGGACAATCTAAACATACAGGTCAAAAGTTTCCGTGAAATTTTTGCTAATCCCATGTGGAAAGATTTAGTAGACAGCTGGAGTAGATCTTTAGACGATGGTCGTCTATTTGAATGTGCCATGACATGCGGATCAAAAATCACCAAAGTATGGGATCAAGGAGGAAGCAAAAGATGAAATTCATGATTACTGGAGCTAATCGTGGACTTGGCCTGGCACTTCAACAAGCATTTGACGCCGATAACTACAGCCGATCCAATGGTTATGACATAACCAAAGATCGTGGCAGGTTAGCCGAACAGAGCCTTGTGTACGATGTGTTCGTCAATAATGCGTTCGATGGGCCTTTCCAAGAAAGTTGGGCCGATTTCGGCCAGGTAAAATTACTGTACGAAATTGCCATGCTATGGAAAACGCACAATAAAACCGGGCATATCATCAACATAGGATCTGTTGGCAGCGAGGATATAGTGGCACCCGAGCCCAGTTGGGAAACCTATAGGGTGCCTAAATCCGCCCTGAAACATCATAGCCGACAATGGACCCGAGCTTTCAAAACCAATCAAGTGCTGTTCAAAACCAGCTTGATCACAGTTGATAGATTGGATACTGAATTGAGCCGCAGCAGACCCTCATGGACCGGTAACGGACATGATCTTGGCGATGTGGTTAGCATGGTGCGCCTGTGCGTGGGCATGAACGACAATACCTGTATAGACGAAATCACTGCCTGGGTCAATTTACAGCATAAACAACAATGAATGACATGGTTTTTCGAATCTCAAGAAATCTCTCAACTTCCCCCGGACTGCGTCGGTTTCGTCTACTTGATCACCAATAAACTGACTGGCAGGATGTACATTGGCAAAAAACTGGCCCGCTTCAAAAAAACCACTTATAAAAACGTCAAACTTAAAAACGGCAAGAAAAAAAAGCGAAAGATCCGCGGCTCGACCGATTCTGATTGGCAGACCTACTGGGGCAGCAATGAAGAATTGTCAGCTGACGTGATCTTGTTAGGCGAAGAAAATTTCACGAGAGAGATACTTTTTTATTGTTCAAGCAAGGCTGAATGCAGCTATATCGAAGCGAGAGAGCAGTTCTCCAGGCGCGTGTTAGAGTCAGACGACTACTACAACGGGCACATACAGGTGCGCGTGCATGGCAGTCACATCAAAGGCAAACTTCAAGGCTGATCAGACTCCGTGTGTGGCGACAAGGCCACACCCCATTGAGGCAGCGTCAAGCGGCCGGATGATCTTGGGTGTCAAAGGCAACAGCTTACTTAGGCTGGAATGATTGGGTCCATGTGAAAAAGATACAAACCCAGCGTTCAAGACTTCGCTTGTAGGGGTCGACGGGCGTTCCGTTGTGAGTCAAGGCTGGAGTAGGGGGTAGAGCACGACCGCCTCCGCGTGGAAACACAATCTCCTGATACAAGATGGCTGCGTCGAACTCGGATGATGCGCATCACTTGCCCGGACCACGGGCAAGTATGACCACAAAATCTGGATGATACGGATATCTCGCTCCGCTCGATTGAGATGATATCGATGAGCGGAGCGAATCGATAGATCTCGCAGAGATCTCAGAACTGATCCGGAAAATCTCTGAAGAGTGCGTGCTGGATGTCACCAGCAACAAACTGATTGAAACTCTTGTGTTTCTGTTCAAGCTCGCCTTCAAGTGGTGCCACACGACGGAAGGCCTCATCCATCTGCGCCATGTCTTGGAACTCCATCAGTATCATAAACTCCGGCAAATCCGCGATAGAGCGGAAGCCCATCTTGCAACGGGTGATCCTGTATGATTGCATCTTGCCTTCTGCTACCAGATGATCAAAAAAACTCTTCATCCCATTCACCCAGTCAAGATCAGAGATGTCACCTTCCTTGTTGGCCCATATCGTGTATAAGTCTGCCATTATCTTATCGGTCCCAGTAGTTCAAAACCCTGCAGGTCCAGCATGTAGGGTTCGACCGCTTCAAAATACATCCAGCGGTAACCGCGATCTCGATAGATCGCGCACTCGTTCTCCATGCTCCTGATGCCCAGGCGCAGGCGTGGATTGCGGTAGTCCCAGGCGAAATGATCGCTCAAGACGTTTTCTTCATCCCAGATCCGGTACATGCTCCAGGCCACCAGGCGATCCTGGTCGCGATAACCTATGATCTCGGTATCAGGTGCGGTGAATCGGCCCGCTATCATGGGCATGACCGACAGGAAATGTTTGTGGGCACAGTATTCGCGATAGATCCTCTGGCAGTCATTCACGGGCGGGGGATCTAGCAGGTGCCAGTCAAGGTCACTCACATACTGTGTGATCCTGAGGTCGATCCGGCCAAACTGCCAGCTCATGCGCGAGGGTCCTCCCGGAACTGGAACAGACCCTGGAGGTACGGTTCAGGCCAGCCATTGTAATAGCCCTTGGGGGCGATCTGCCGTGCGAACGCGTTTAGCTTGTCAAGAGGCTGCACAAAAGCTATGGCATAGGTGCCCTGGTTCATGCTCACGCCCAAGACCTCTTCGGGTGAGTCGGGGTGATCGGCCAGGGCGATGATGTTGCGATGGATAAGGAACCCCTGGTTCACGCTGGCGATCTGCTGCTCAAAACGATCAGCGTCGATGGCAGCAGCATCGTAAACATAGGCGATGACCTGCCAGTGGTCCATGGCCACTTTCATGAGATCGCTGTAGGGATCGATCTGTCCCGCACGGATGTCAAACTCGCCATCGAGTCTGGCCCGCCTGGCGAACGGGCAGGGCGGCCAGCCGTTGAGCGCAGGATGTGGCTGCTCCACGAATCCAGTGATCCAGTTGATTATGTCTATGCGGGCCTGTACGAAATCCATCAGAAGAAAGGCAGTCCGGATTTTTTAGTGGTCTCGAGATTTTCTTTCACTATCTTGCCAATGATATCTCGCTCGTTGGGACTGAGCTGCATGGCTTCGGTATAGGTGATACCACCGCGCATGTACCAACACACTTTGAGACAATCATTTTTTATGGCGTTGGCCTCCTGCTCCATCGTTTCGACTTCTTTAGTGATGGTTGCTGCGTCGAGAGTCAGGAGGCGTCCGCGAAAAAAGTAGTCATGTCCAGCGTGAACGGCTGATCGTACTTGTTTTGGCATTCGGTGCATGTAACATGCAGCGGCTTGATCTCGCTTTCGGTCTTGGCAGCGAGGATGCGATCTTTGACGATCGTGAAAGTGTTCCTGTCACAATTGGCCAACCATTCAGTGATATGATCACGATCAGTGACCATGGCCTGCGGCGTCTTGATCATTGCAATGTTCTGGGCCAGGGCCTGGGTGGTTATGGCTGTGATTTTAGCCAGCATCTCGGCCAGGATCTGTCCCCGCTGTTCGTCCGTGGTCTCGGGTGATTCCAATGCCTGCAAGGCTTTCTGATCTTGGAACTGCTGCATGTTGTTTTCGTTGATATCGCGATAGGTCATGGGGTGCAGATATAGCTCGAGATCGTTCAGGGAGAAAGGCTGCTGGAAATTAGGACAGCGGATGTTTTCCATCACGCGCCGGAGGTCTACTGACCAGTCGTTCTGGGTGGCACAGGCCGGACACTGCGTGCCTATGCTGAGTTCATGACCAAACGTGGCGATACGGATGGAGATAAGGATGGTATCTATATCCACGTTTGGGATGGCCCAGGCATCCAGGATGTTGGGCACACAGCTCTGTATCACTTCCACCGTGGCTGTTCCATTGAACAGGGCATCAGGCGTGCGATAGCGTATCTCGTCCATGGTGGTCATGGGCAGCACCGGCAGCTCGCCATTGGCCGGCATGTCAAGGGTGCCTTTGGGATAGAACTGGCCGTTGCTGGGCAGGCGTATGTAGATGGCCGGCTGGCGGAAATAGTGTTTGAGTGGGTTGGAATCCATGCAAATCCTCGGCGGTAAATATAGGTCAAGGATATTTATAGGCGTATAAAACCGTGGCTGAGCAATTTGACATAGACGATCTGGTAAGG